CAGTGTTCTAATAGCACTGTCCCTGAACATTTATTAAACAATTCATATTGAGACTCTTAATAGTCTTATTTCCGAAAAAAATTTATTAAAGGAGAAATTCAATGAACAATTTATTGAAAGAAGCTATTGCAGACGCGAAAGCTGTAAGAGAAACTGCATTAGCAAACGCTAAATTAGCATTAGAAGAAGCTTTTACTCCTAGACTTCAAAGCATGTTATCTGCTAAACTTTCTGAAGAAGAAGGTATGGAAGATGAGATGGCTACCGAAGATGAAATGCCAATGGATGCTGCACCAGAAGAAGCACCAGTTGAAGAACCAGCTGTTGAAGAACCTGTTGCAGAAGAAGAAGGCATGGATGACATGGACATGGAAGAGGGTATGAGAGAGGACGACGAAGATCCTACTGATATGCATTCTGAAGAAATGGAAGGTGGTGAAGAAGATCTAGAACTTGAGGCTATCTTAAGAGAACTTGAAGATGAGGGCGAAGAAGCTGTTACTGAAGGTGAAGACGAAGAAGAGACTGTTGACGAACAATCAGGCTCTACTGGAGTTGGATCTGGAGATAACAAAATGAAGCAAGCATCATCAGGTGATGAAGATGACCCAGGTAAGGGCAAACTTAAAGAAGGTGAAGGTGACGAAGAGGAAGTTGATCTCGACGAAATCATTAACGCTTTAAGAGAAGAAGAAGGTGACGAAGAAAAAGTTGATGAAGGATCAAGAGGTGATGAAGAAACTGACGAAAATACCGCAGGTGTTGACGATGGTGACGCAGCCAAAGATCTAGAAGAAGCTTATAAAGTTATCAGATTTATGAAGTCTAAATTAAACGAAGTAAATCTTTTAAATGCTAAACTTTTATTCTCAAACAAACTATTTAGAAACCACTCATTAAATGAAAATCAAAAAATGAAAGTTATTGAAAACTTTGACAGAGCTCAATCATTGAGAGAAGTTAAGTTAGTATTTGCTACATTATCTGAGTCATTTAAAATAGGTGGTAGAAACAAAAAATCAATCAAAGAATCTTATGCAAGTAAAGCTACAAGATCTACTAAGCCATCAAAAAGAGTCCTTTCAGAAGGTGCTCAGGTAGCTAATAGATTTAAGAAGTTAGCTGGACTTATATAAGTTCTTAATTAAAAGGAGAAATTAAAATGGATATAAATTCATTAATGCCAAATGATTCCGTTGCTAAATCAAAAGCTGCTACAGCAGGTTTGGTTAGAAAATGGGAAAGAACTGGTCTTCTTGAAGGATTGAGTGCTGAATATGAAAAGTCAGGGATGGCTGTTCTATTGGAAAACCAAGCAAAACAACTAGTATCAGAAGCAAATTCTACAGGTACATCTGCAAACTCAGAAGAGTGGTCAGGTGTAGCATTACCATTGGTAAGAAGAATTTTTGCTGAGATTGCTGCAAAAGATTTTGTTAGTGTTCAACCAATGAACCTTCCGTCTGGACTTGTATTCTTCCTAGACTTCAAGTATGGAACCAACCAACCAGGATTTACTACAAACTCTGGTAAAGATTCACAAAACGATTCTGTATTCGGTGTTACCGACGACGATAAAGGATCAACCGTAGCTACTGAAGGTCTTTATGGCGCAGGTAGATTTGGATATTCTGTAAACGAAGCTTCAACAACAACAAAAACAGTTGTAACAGTAGCTAACGCAGCTTCTTTAACAGCTGGTACAGGTATCTTTACGGGATCGACTGCAACTACAACTGCAGCATTTACTCAAACAGTTTTTGAAGCTGATACTAATCATGATTCAGAATTTTCTGCATCATTAGCAGCAGCAGGTACAGGCTTTGGTCAATTACAAAGAGTATTTTACCATGCAACTGCAGCTCAATTAGTAGACACAAAAGGTGTTAGAGCATTTAAAATATCTGGTTCAGGTATTAGTACTTATTACCCTCAATTTACAAAAGTAATTGATGGTGGTACTACTACTCCGATATTGTCATTCTTATGTAAAGCAACTGCTGCAACGCCAGCAATTCTTAACGCAGATATTACATATCAAAAACAACCAGGTGATACATCAAGAGGTGACTTCGAATCTGATGATTCAGGTGTAGGATCATCTAATTCAGCATTAGCTATTCCAGAAATCAACCTAGAGATGAGATCTGAGGCAATTGTTGCTAAGACAAGAAAGTTAAAAGCAATCTGGACTCCAGAATTTGCTCAAGACTTGAATGCTTACCATTCAATTGATGCAGAAGCTGAATTAACTTCAATGTTATCAGAATATGTTTCGCAAGAAATTGATTTAGAATTGTTAGACATGTTGATTCAAAATGCACAAACTACTGACTTCTGGTCAGCTAGATTAGGCTTTGAATATGATTCAACAGCTACGACATTCTCTAATACAGCTGGTAATTCTGCAGCTTACAACCAAGGTACTTGGTTCCAAACTTTAGGAACTAAAATCCAGAAAGTAAGTAACAAAATTCATCAGTTAACATTAAGAGGAGGTGCAAACTTCCTAGTATGTTCTCCAACTGTTGCAACTATCCTAGAATCAATTCCTGGATATGCTGCTGATACGGATGGTGATAAAATGCAGTTTGCAATGGGTGTACAAAAAGTTGGTGCTATTAATAATAGATTCCAAGTTTATAAAAACCCATACATGACTGAAAATACTATCTTAATGGGATATAGAGGAGCTCAATTCCTTGAAACTGGAGCAGTTTATGCACCATATATTCCACTTATCA